GCACTTCCGCCGCCGCCGATGGCTCATAATGGCGCATCGCGCAACCCAACAAAACCAAATACAAAGACATAAGTTACTTATTCTCCTGTACGCGGACCGTCAAATCATCAGGCTCAGAATAAAAGTCAGCGGCGTTTCCTTGACGAAGATCAAACTTCTGAACTATTTCTTCGTCCATTAGACGCACAACCTTCTCTTTAAATTCACTATCCGTTGTAATTATCTCAGTCCACTTAGAGGGCTGAAACTTCTTGATGTATCCACAGGGCATCGTCAAAGTATACCATGCACCAGCCGACGTCAGACACGATGAACTCTTAACGGCGTCAAACCAGCTTTCTTCATCTCGAATACCAATCTCTTTGGTACCCCAGAGAATGCGGAAGGCACAAGACCTACCCTGCGTCCCAAATCGGGACTTCTCCAGTCGAACCTTGACTTCGGATCCAATTCGAAATCCCTTATCATCCTCAACGAACGATGACTTTGCTTTGCGTCCTGTGAGCCAGATACGCAAAGAATACGAATAGTGCATCGCTTTACCTCCTGGTGTCATGTACGGAGTGGTCATTGCTATGATGCGCGCATTAGGTCCGCTAGGGATATTCGTTTTAAGCTGGTTCAACACCAACAGCGTAGCCTTCTTATCCGCAATCGGGATAACAAGCTTCGACATTCCCTTCGCAAGAATGCGTGCCTTCACGGCCATTGAGGACTGTGGGTTGAAGTCTCCTTCAACATCGGATACCGATGGCGTGAACGCTAGTGAATCCCACACAAACAGAAGTTGTTCGTCCGTTGCTCCAAGCAATTCCTCGATAGTCTCAAGAACGAACTCAACAGAGGATGCTTGGATGTACATTAAACGCCCCAGGTCACACCCAGAGCCCTCCAAAAAACTAGGATCAATGGCAGACTCAGAATCAAAATATACCACCATCTTGCCCTGTTTCTGGGCATTGGCGGCAATTTGTGCTGCCATGTAAGATTTGCCTGTCGATTCAAGTCCAGCAATTTCTGTGACCTTCCCGACTGGAATTCCCGATACCCGTCCTTTGGAGATAATGCAATCCAACCAACGCGAGCCAGTAGGGATCCACTCCTTCACTTCGGTGGGATTTTCGCCGGTTAGATCGTGAGCCACGCTCCTTCCAGCTTTCTTGTTGACAAGCTTCATCAGGTCTTGCATTGAAACACGACCAGCTTTCGTTGTTTTGGCTTTTCTAGCCATTTATTCTCCGGTTTTTATGATAAAGGGGGCAGACTATTTTATAAACCGGCCTGCCATCGGCACCCTCAGAGTCTACTTATATTACTTGCCAGTCATTAACTCATCGAACGCACGGTCAACATCGCTCTTACCGTTGGCGGGACCATACTTGGCAGTCTCAGATGAACGTCCCTCTGCGGAACCATCGTTAGAAAGTTGTTCATCGAGAATTGCGTCAACCTGAGCCGAACTAAGACGATCCCAAAGGGAATCAAAGTCGGGCATACGATCAAGAAGGGCAGGGATCGCTTCAGGGTCTTCAAGAAGAGTAGACGTATTACGACGCATCTTGAGACTCGTTTGAGGATAGGCACCCGGTTTAGTGGGCTTAGTGTATGTCAGAGTAATGTCGGTGCCTTCATCAGCATCTGTGATGTCGCCATACTCCGGATCGAGGATGTAGCCAAGAAGCAATTCGTATGCGGTCTTTCCATAGCCGTACACTTTAATCCCCTCGTCCTCTCGACCACGAATCACCACGGGTGAAAAGTATCGAGTGCGAACGAAAAGGGACTTGGCGAGCTTCTTACTCTCCTCGTCGTTATTGTCAACTCCCTCTCGCCAGAGTGAGGAAGCAAATTCACAGATTGGACATTCTTCGCCGAAGTTTCGCTTCGGACAAAGCACGCCGCCCCTGTGATTTCCCACGTTATAGTGGAAGAACATTTCCTTCAATGGATCACCGTCGTTAGTCGGCACGATCCGAATGTCCGTATCGCCCTCGTCGGGCCTGAACCAAACAGAATTTCCGTTGTCCTTGTGATCACCGCGCAAAGTTGCGAGCTTGCGGCGCATAAGCTCCATGTTAATTCCCATATCTATTTTCTCCTTTTTTGTTTAGATAAAGTATACTAAGCGTTCCTTAGTATCTAACGTAACACACTTGACTTAGCCTGTCAAGAGTTTTCTTGAACTGCGTTCGTTCTGGCCACACAGAAGCCAAAGTCTCTACCGGTTTCGGTTTCATAGATGGCATATGAAATATTCCTAAAAGCATTTCTAGGTTTTGCTTTAAGAATTTCCACATATCGCCTATGAAGTCCGCCATCGGTCTTTAATTTTTCCTGATTTATACATAAATAGTAACATACTTCTCGTTCAATGTCAAGATCAAAAAACCATTTTTCTTCCAGGTTCTTCATACTAAGCATTCCCAAGGTTTTAATACGACATATCTCTGATGAGGTGGATATAACCCCTATCTCGGGCTCATTATGATTAAAGTAATTCATATAGTGAACCGTTGAATGAATAGTGTTATTCAAAGTAGAATAATATTCCTTGATTGGCACATCTTGAATAATCTGCTCAAGATTCAAATTAGAGATCAGTGTAATACTATTAAAGAGTCCAGAGCGCGCGTATTCCTGCAATACCCCAAACGCGACATTCTCAATCAACTTGGGAATTCCAGCCACTAAATCTGTATCCGGCTTGATATAAAACAAATCAATCTTCTTGTCCCTAATCTGCTCCAAAACACCCAAAGCATAGTTAGAACTGTACGAGGCCCCGACTACAAAAAACTGAACCCCGTCGTCAATGTCCTTAAAAAATTTAGAGACATCCGGCGTATTCTCCTCGTATTCTTCGGGAGTAGAGTATTTTTTTAATCTGAAATTATATTTTGAGGTTCTCGAAACTTCGTCATTCAAGCAATAAACATTGTATTGCCCATGGTCAGAAAACTTTTTTGCAATTCTAGAGGCTGCATTGCCCAATCCCACAATCGAAATCACAGCTTTAGTTCCTCCAAATCGAGATAGTTCTTGCCGGCTGTAAGATTGGTCTTGAAATTTCCTTCCTCAAAAATCTTCTTAATAGCTGCCAACAATCCCCTCTCAGAATCGTCCAAATCGATCACGATCTCATCATGAACAATGTGCGAGATAAACGACTTCTTGTCTTCCAAAAACTTATCAATCTCCACAGCACGACTCAGCACACGATCAGACGTCGTGCTCTGAATCAGATAATTAAGAGCCTTGCGCTCATCAACGACAATAGTTCTTTTAAATGGTGTCTTAATATAACCATCTTTGTACCACATGTCAAGTGCTTTTTTGCGATCATAATGATCTGTTTTGATATCATCCGAATTGGGATCATATAACCATGCGAAAAACCGAACTTTACACTCTTCTCGTGTGATTTCCTGCTCAAAAAGATGCTTAGCATTCCATTCGTGGATATCTCCTTCCGGCTGTTCTTCCCCCATGAGATCCAAGAACGTCCTAAGCTCTGCGCCGTTGTAATCAAGCGAGATAAACCAATCATTATGGGGCTTTATAAGCCTCCGAAATTCTTTTTTGAGTGTCAGTATGGGGCAAGAATTTGCGCGCGTTGTAAGGCGCCCCGTGACGGTCCCAAAGAGATTATAATCGATATAATAATACCCTTTGATTAACTCGTTGGCCTTGCGTCGTCCCCTGGAACTGTGGTATAGTTCTCGGCAGCCTTCTTTATTAAGATTGAGATTCTGATAGCGGATTTTATGCAAAAGCTTTTGCGTGCCATCAAGCAAATCATAGTTTTCGGGCTTTTCGTATGTCTCAAATACATGCTTTGTGACTTCATTTTTTACATCGCAGAATTCGAGAAGAAAGCTTTCTGGAACTAAGTCAAAAAAGCAATGTTCTCGCAGATCAACCTTGCCGATTTGAAAAGTCTTGAGATAAGCACGAAATGTCTTCTGAGTTTCTGCGAGAGATTCGGCCAGTTCTGGTGGGCACGCATCAGATAGTGCCGAGCCGCTACAATATAGCCACGCATATTCCACTGCCGGATCTTTGATGGACGCTGTGTAAGTCCATGTTCTTTTGAGCCCAGTGGGGATTTTATCAAAGTGCAGGGCGCCATCGGCATAAATCCCAACACATTCGCTCTTGTCGTCTAGTGTTTGAAAGTACATTTATCCTTCTAAATTGTCTGCCGCATCCAACACAGCTTGTATATGTTTACTATTATAGCTGAGTGAGCCACGATAGTCAAATGGTTTATTAACAATTGTTTCGAAAACAAGCAGCGCGCGGTTCAGTCCGCGAGTAGCGTAAATTTGGAGACAGTCTCTAATTAGCGACTCCTGTTCAAAATCGGCGAACTTTGATTCATCCTCCATGATTCTAATTTTGAAATAGAGGTCCAAAAAATATGTTTCTGAATAATTCGCTTCCAAATCTGTAAGGCTGTACGTCGGTGGCGTAATGATATTTGTGATGGTTTTGCCGTTGCATTCTTGGGTTTCTAAAATAGTCTTCTCTTTTGACAGATTATAAAGATATAGTAAATCGCTCCGGAAATTATTGAAGTAAGACAAATGAGAATATTCATATGCGCTCCACAATACGATATCGGTCCTGCCAAGTCCATATTTAGCAGCATATTCTAACATGGCGGAAGAGCCAATGTCGGCTACCAAGCGCCATGGCATCGAAGCATCCACCATGAAGCCGTAAGACTTGCATGCATTCAAGTAGAACTCCCAAGTCTTGCTATTGACAAAAGCATTGATCTTTTTGTCGTCATTTGAAGGTATCAAATCAGCTATTTCAACTGCCAATCCCGATACGGTGATAGGGCAACGCCGACTTTTCACAAAAGCCGTCTGGGTGAAGGGGGCGGTCTTGGCCGGGAGCCTCAATACAGACAGCAATTGTTCTACAAACTGATCAAAGCTTTTGAGATTTGCTCTTGTCTTTTTGAAATTAGCAGACAAAGCAGCAAAATAGCCATTTTTATAAGAAGAATATAGGCGCATTGGATTCTCGTAAGCCTTGTAAACAATGAGGCTGCTTAAATAAGGATCATCGGCATTTATCTTTCCAACAGCCACACATTTCGTAAACTGTAGTGCGAGTGCGTTAAAGGCATCTACTACAAAATTCAAAGCACTCATCGATTGGTCAGCTAGATTGGCCCGGGCGAAACCTTTGAGGTCTTCGTAATTCGCTACTTGAATGGGGATAAACGTTCGATTTACGCGCCCATACAAAAACTTTTCTCCAAAGTTAAAGTTAGTTACATTCGGATATTTCTCTACATATCCCAAGACTTTAGCATCATAAAGTACTTTTTTATCAAAAAGCTTGACAGTTGTCTCGGCATTGCTTTCTTTATAATACGTTGACATAGATCAAGGCTCCTCTCCAGGGGCTCCAAATAGTCCCGTAATTGAATCCATAATTCCATCGAACATTCCGCCTTCGGACTTAGAATCGACCTCCTTCGGGAAGCAGTATACGTCCTGCTTCGGATCGTCTGTCTTCTTGTCTTTGTTGACCAAATTAGCAGTTACTTTAGCATCAGTGCTCGCTACCCATTTCGCATGAATTCTAGAATTGGCGCGGCCGGGCCCGAAGCTGTGCTCTGAACGAATAATCATATGATAGCCGCCAATACCGATTTGGGTTAAGTCAGGGACGGAGGCGGCCCCCATTCCAACATATCCGGGTGCAAATCCCTCCGGATCGACATAAATATAGCAACCAGGATAAGCTGTTACATTCGCATAAGTTGAGATATCCACATCAAATACTTCACGCAACTGCTGAAGCCCGTCATATCCATCTTGTTCAAAGCGCAACTCTTTCAAGCCTGTGGAATCGGTCTTTTTGAGTTTAATGGTTTTTGTGATGCCGCGGTCGCGACCAATGGCATAGTGAAAGATTCCTTTTTCGGCATCGGGCCCTGGTTCGCCCTTCATCAGTTCTGCCGGCTGTGTGCGGCCGGCATGGTATACCAAATACTCAACTTGATTCTCAATTCCCCCATCCGAGATGGGATTGTCGCGGCTCGCCGCCACATCGATGACAGGCAAAGAAAAGTCAGAATCGCCGATGCCGTACCAATCAATCGAAATACGCCCACTTCTCGGGAATCTGATTCTGTACTTGATCAAGTCTGCAGTAATTTCGTCAGGAGATTGAGGAGTTTCTTTGTAGCCTACAATAGAAGCCTGATTAATGGTGGTTTTTTGCTTTGCTTGGTTCGAAAAGCATGAGCTGCTGTTCAAAAAATCCCTAATAAGGTTATTGAACAAATCATTTAAAAATTTGGGGAGAGGATAGTATACGTCTTCTCGATCGGACATCTTCTTCGAAAGCCACTCAACAAAGTACTTTACAGAAATGGGCAAATCTCCCAAAGATGGAAAGCCGACAGAATAATTCTTTTGGTTGACAAGCTCCAAAGGTCCCAAAACTACACGAAGCTTTTTTAACTGGATCGCCATTTCTTCAGTTCGTCTAATGTGCGCATCAACTACTTCCTTTGCTTCCTTGTCAAGGTTAATTTTCGGTACCTCGTCGTTCTCGCCGCTGGCTGGAATTACTCCAGTGGCTCTAAGGCCCTTAAGTTGGGACGTAATGCTGTTGCCGGACTTTCCATATTTCGTACATAGTCCCTCCAAAATAACGTCAATAAGATCGCTCACATAAAAGAACGTTACCTCTTGCGTCCCGGTGGCGCTTGGAGCCGAAGCAACCGAAAGCAGCCGCTTATTCTTTTCCTCCTCGTCGACCTTGACGTTGCCCTCTATTATGGACGCGATCTCTGTTTCTATGTCCCCCTGATACGTATCCATTGATTGGACGCCGCCAACAGAGCCAGCTGGACCATCCGTTTTGCTGAACAGGGCACTCGGGTCGTATTGAACTCCATCTTGTCTAAATTTGTATATTTCAGCTGATGACACCTTCAGATATCTTATCTTGCCATATTCAAACATCTTTTTCATCAATGCTTGGAGACTCTCTCTTCGATAAGTTTGAATTTCCTTTTCAAGCCCTTTCTTTAATTTTTGAACGTTTTCGCTTTCGCACTTTGCAGCCCAAATTTCTCCCTTAATATCTCTAAT